ACAACAAAGGAACTTTATCAAAAATTATAAATTAATGAATATATATACTAATACCAATAGTGCTTTCCCTAGTCAAGTAGTGAGTGATGCTGAAAAAGCAAGTATTGAATACGGAAGTCAGGTTGCAATGGCTATTGAATATGAGTGGTTTCGTTCAGGAAGAACTACAGGTAATAGATATTTAACTAATTGGAATCAATTTCACCAATTAAGATTATATGCTCGTGGCGAACAAAGTGTACAGAAATATAAAGATGAATTATCTATTAATGGTGATTTGTCTTATCTTAATTTAGACTGGCAGCCAGTACCTATATTATCTAAATTTGTTGATATAGTTGTTAATGGTATATCGTCTAAAACATATGATATAAAAGCTTATGCTCAAGATCCAGAATCAGTAAAAGCTAGAACTAAATATGCTTCTAAAATACAAGAAGATATGATAGCTAAAGATTACTTAAAAGGATTAGAAGATACTTTAGGTATAAACTTATATCAAAGTACTAACCCTAGTAATCTACCTGAAACACCTGAAGAGTTAGAACTGCACATGCAGCTTAGCTACAAGCAATCAATTGAAATAGCAGAAGAAGAAGCTATATCATCTGTGTTTGCTCAAAATAAATTTGACTTAACAAGACGTAGATTAAACATGGACTTAACGGTTTGTGGTATTGCTGCTGCTAAAACTAATTTTAACACAGCTGAAGGAATTACAGTTGACTACGTAGATCCTGCTTATATGGTTTATTCATATACAGAAGATCCAAATTTCGAAGATATATACTATGTAGGCGAGCTTAAGTCTATTACAATAGCTGAACTTAAAAAAGAGTTTCCAGGTATTAGTAAAGAAGAACTTGAGCGTATACAAAAAATGCCAGGTAATAGACAGTATTTAACTGGTTGGGGTGATTATGATGAAAACACTGTACAGATATTATACTTTGATTACAAGACTTATACTAATCAAGTATTTAAAATAAAACAAACAGATCAAGGTTTAATGAAAGCTTTAGAAAAACCTGATACATTTAATCCACCTGAAAGTGATAACTTTGAAAGAGTATCAAGATCTATAGAAGTTTTATATAGTGGTGCTAAAGTTTTAGGTACTGATACAATGTTAAAATGGGAACTTGCTGAAAACATGTCTAGACCACTAGCTGACACAACTAAAGTTGAAATGAATTATTCTATATGTTCACCTCGTATGTACAAAGGTAGAATAGAATCTTTAGTTAGTAAATGTATAGGTTTTGCTGACATGATACAATTAACTCATTTAAAGCTACAACAAGTAATGTCTAAAATGGTACCTGATGGTGTTTATTTAGACATGGATGGTTTAGCTGAGGTTGATTTAGGTAACGGTACAAACTATAACCCAGCAGAAGCGCTTAACATGTATTTCCAAACTGGTAGTATTGTTGGTAGATCACTTACGCAAGATGGTGATATGAATCCAGGTAAAATACCTATTCAAGAATTAAGTTCTAGTTCTGGTCAAGGTAAGATACAAAGTTTAATACAAACTTACCAGTATTACTTACAAATGATACGTGATGTAACTGGTCTTAATGAAGCTCGTGATGGTAGTACGCCAGATAAACAAACGTTGGTTGGTTTACAAAAATTAGCTGCTAACGCCTCTAACGTTGCTACAAGACATATTAAACAAGCTAGCTTATACATAACATTAAGAACAGCAGAAAACATAGCATTAAAAATAGCTGATGCTTTAGAGTTTCCACTTACAGCTGAATCGCTAGTAAATGGTATATCGAATTATAATGTAAATACTTTAACAGAAATAAGTAATTTAAATTTACATGACTTTGGTATATTCTTAGAACTAGAACCTGATGAAGAAGAACAAGCTCAATTAGAACAAAACATACAGGTAGCTTTACAACAAGGTGGTATTGATTTAGAAGATGCTATAGACTTAAGACAAATTAAAAACCTTAAGTTAGCTAATCAAATGCTTAAAATAAAACGTAAAGCTAAAGGTAAACAAGATCAGGAAAATGCTCTTGAACAAGCAGAAGCTCAAGCACAAGCTCAGGCTGATGCAGCTGAAAAAATAGCAATGTCTGAAGTACAAAAACAAGAAGCTATATCAGGTTCTAAAGTACAATTTGAACAAGCTACTAATCAAATGGAAATACAACGCATGGAGTTAGCTGCTCAATTAGAGCAACAAAAAATGCAAGCACAATTTCAGTTTGATATGCAGCTAAAACAAATGGACATGCAAGCTGCTGGTCAAAAAGAGCAAGAGATAGAAAACAGAAAAGACAAGCGTATTAAAATGGAAGGTACGCAACAAAGTCAAATGATAGAACAAAGAAAACAAGATCTACCAGCTATAGACTTTGAACAACAACAACCAAGTATGCCGCAACCGCAGCAAATGTAGGTTATTATTAATTATTTAATTATATTATATTATGTCAGAAGTAAAAACAAATGAACCTGTTAAACAGGAAGGTGACTTTAAAATAAAGTCTAAAAAACCTAAGCAACTAGGCAACAAAGAACAAGAAATTGTAAAGGTAAGTTTAAAAGAACCTTTGGTAGAAATACCAGATGATGTTATTAAAGTTACAGTACCTAAAGAAGCTTTAAAACAAAAAGAAGATGCCATTCAAATCGGAGAAACAAAGGAGGTATCTGTGGAAAAACCATCCGGAGATAGCACAGAGATGGGAGAACCTGTACAAGAGTCCAACGAGACTACTGAAGGGTTTTCTCCAATCAAAGAAGTAACTGAAGAAGAAGTTAAAAAAGTAGAAGCAGAAGTAAAAGAAGCTGTAAGAGATGAAAAAGTATTAGGTAAACAATTACCTGATAATATTGAAAAGCTAGTGTCTTTCATGGAAGAAACTGGTGGAACTATAGAGGATTACACTAGATTAAATGCTGATTATACTAATGTTGATGAAGATACTTTATTAAAAGAATATTACAAAAAATCAAAACCTCATTTAAATTCAGAGGAAATAGATTTTATAATGGAAGATAGCTTCCAATATGATACAGATCTTGACGAAGAGCGTGACGTCAAAAAGAAAAAACTCGCTAAAAAAGAAGAGATTGCAAAAGCAAAAAACTTTTTAGAGGAAACGAAGAATAAATATTACGACGAAATCAAGTTGAGACCCGGCGTAACTCAGGACCAACAAAAAGCTATGGACTTTTTTAATCGCTACAATAAACAGCAAGAACAAGCTGAGCAACAACACAATGTATTTCAAAAAAATACTAAAGAATTATTTAATAACGAATTCGAAGGTTTCGATATCAATGTTGGAGATAAAAGATTTAAGTATAATATTAAAGATGTAGATAAAGTTGCAGAAAACCAATCAAACATTAATAACCTAGTCGGGAAGTTCCTGGACGCAGAAGGCAATGTTACTGATACAAAAGGTTATCACAAAGCTATATACGCTGCTGATAATGTCGATAGAATCGCAACTCATTTTTATGAGCAAGGAAAAGCCGACGCAGTTAAAGACGTGGTGAACAAGTCTAAAAACTTATCACCAATAAAAGCTAGAACCCAACAAGGTGAAGTTTTTGTAAACGGCTATAAGGTTAAAGCTATTTCTGGTGCTGATTCTTCAAAATTGAAAATCAAAACAAGAAAATTTAACAATTAAAAATTAAACAATTATGAGTTTAAATCCACAATTTGGTGCTATTGTTCCAAGTCCTATCCAAACTCCAAGTCCTTCAAACTACTTAGTATTTGATGGTGCGGCTGGCGGAAACTTCGCGCAACAATATTTACCAGAAATTTATGAACAAGAAGTAGAGCGTTATGGAAACAGAACGTTATCTGGCTTCTTAAGAATGGTTGGCGCTGAAATGCCAATGACATCTGATCAAGTAATTTGGTCTGAACAAAACAGATTACATATATCTTACGATAACTGTAGTGTTGGAGCTGCTGCTGGTGGTAACAATCAGTCAGTTGTAACAATACCTGTTGGTGCTGGTATAGTTAATGTTATATCTATAAATGATACAGTTGTACTTTTAGATCCTGCAACAGGAGCTGAAGGAAAAGGTATCGTTTTAGCAAGAGCTGCTGGTAACGTAACGGTACAACCGTTTGCTAACGCTTCTTTTGCTAACCAAGGAATAACTGCTGCTTCTGCAACAATTAAAATGTTTGTATATGGTTCTGATTACACAAAAGGAACAAGCATTGGAGCAGGAGTAGGAAACTCTGCTGCTAGAGTATCTGTTGATCCTTCTTTCACGCAATTTTCTAACTCACCAATCATCATTAGAGATCAGTACGTTGTTACTGGATCTGATATGGCTCAAATCGGTTGGGTTGAAGTTGCTACTGAAGATGGAGCTTCTGGATTCTTATGGTATCTAAAAGCTGAGTCTGAAACTAGACTACGTTTCGAAGATTACTTAGAAATGTCAATGGTTGAAGGTGAACTAAACGCAAACGCTGGTGGTGCTGCAGGATCTTATGACGCTGCTAACTTACCAGGTACACAAGGTTTATTTGCTGCTATTAGAGCAAGAGGAAACGTAGAAGTAGGATTTACTGCTGCTGCTGGAATTGATGACTTTGATGCAATACTTAAAAACTTAGATACTCAAGGAGCTATCGAAGAAAACATGTTATTCTTACAGAGACAAACATCTCTTGATTTTGACGATATGTTAGCTTCTATCTCTGGTGGTTTCGCTGGTGGTACTGCTTTCGGTTTAT